ATAATGGTATTGGATAATTATTTAACAAAAATTTCAGACAATTTTGTTGTCATATTTGTTTTTATCTTAGTTGTATCTGGTAATTACATAGGTGAATTATTGCCATGTAGGGTACAATATATGTTACAACATAATATACTATATAAACACTTTTTTGGAATCTTAACCATGTTTTTCTTCGTCCTTTTAGCATTACCCGAATATAAAAGTAAAGGTATTCTTGAAAATAGTGTTATTGTTGTATTTTTTTATTCTTTCTTTTTACTTTTAGCAAAAACACACTATAAATTTTGGATGGGTATTATGTTTTCACTGGCACTTTTATATATATTTTCGATTTATAGAAAGGGTTTGGATGCTGGGGAATCTAAAAATAAAATAATATTACTTGAAAAGATAATGAGTATAGGTATTTTATCAGCTTCTTTTATTGGTGTTATTGTTTATTATCTTGAAAAAAAAATGGAATACAAAAAGAATTTTTCAATATATAAGTTTGTTATTGGTACGGTTACATGTAAACATAATAAGGCTAAATGTCTAATTTAATTAACTTTATTTATCCAATTTGAACGCATAAATCGTTTGTGTTTTGGCGTTGTCCAAGATATTGGTGTTTTCACTTTCATTGGTGTTTTCACTTTCATTGGTGTTTTCACTTTCATTGGTGTTGGGTTATATCGTATATATTGAATAGTCTTATTAGTATTGTTCGTTTTATACGTATTAGGCTTTGTCATATTTTTAATTATTTCTTTAAAAATACGTTTTAACATAATTTTTTTAAATTGTAAATATTTGTTAAATATATTTTCAATTTAAATAAATAAATTTATAATACTTTCATGAGTTTGGTGAAATTCTTCTTTTAATTCAGATGGTATCTCATTAAAATCTATAATTTTTTTGTTACGTTTATAAATTTTCATACAATCTTCTTTTAAGAAACGTTTCTGGAGAGATTTCTTATCATTCGACAATTTAATCGCCGTTTTTTTGCCGCATCTTTTAAATACTCGAGGGATATTATCACTTTTATCCCCAAGTATAATCTTACAAAACAAGTCACATTTCGCATTACCAGATGAATTTTTTTCAGAGCGTAACGGTTTGTGTTTTAGTGTATATATCTTTAAATTTTCATCCAATAGCTGCATGTAATCATGGTCTGCTGTAATAATAATAATATTCACATTATTATTTTTTTCCAGAAGTTTTCTTGAAAATAAAGCAATACCATCGTCTGCTTCTAGTTTAGGATGATATAGAATATGTTTCACACCAGCTGCTTTAAATAGCTCGTCGTATGCCATTTCGAAGAAAGGTTTACCATAAAAATTACTGTAATCACGTGTTGCTTTATATTCGTCAATAAAATCATTTCGCCAAATATCTCGCCGAGGACAATCTTTACCTACAATATATGTAGGATTTTTCATTTTATGTTTTTTAGCAATTTCTTGTATTTTTTTAATAAATGTTCTCTTGAAACAGTCTATAAAATCAGGAGATTCATATGGATTTTCAGGTAAAGGAGGTTCTTTTTTGGCAATTTTCCACCAAGCAATTATAGCATAATATCTGAAAAACACAAAGTAACTACCATCAATGATAATTAAATTTTTTTCAACTGGGGAAGACATATTATAATGAACAGATATAAATATTTGTTTATATCAATTTATATAATGGGTCATGGTTGTCAATATAAGAAATCAACATCAAAGATGAGATGGAAATGGAGAAAAAAAAGAGTAAGACGTTTGCAACGAAGAAGGCGTAAACTTCGTTCAAGGGCCAAATAATGTGTTTATTTTATATATATATGGAGGTTGTTATCAGCAATATGAAAAAAGTACAAAGAAAAATAAATTATAAATTAAAAAAAATAAGTGAAAACAAAAAACAACAAAAAGATTTTTGTGATTACAAGACTAAATATACTTTAGAAGAAAGAAAAAATCAAGCAAAATTAATTATGGAAAAATATCCCGAAAGATTTCCAATTATATGTGAAGTTTCACAACAATTACCAAGTTTAGATAAACATAAATATTTAATTCCGGGTGATTTAAAAAGTGAAACATTTATATTTATTATTAGAAAAAGAATTAACTTACCACCTGAACAAGCCATGTATTTTTTCATAAATAATAAGGTGATGGTATGTAGTTCGACAATGGCACAGCTATATGAAAGACATAAAGATGATGATGGCTTTTTATATATTTATGCTTGTGCGGAAAGTACTTTTGGATAAAAAAAATATTTTTATATATTATAAAATGTCAACACCGCTTATAGACCCTATTAGAAGTAGTTATTCAGTTCCGGGGCCCACCGCTGATAACTCAAGTAGAATTGCGCTAATGAAAAAAGTTCAAGTGAGAACTGCTTTCGGCGATAAGAAAAGAAGTCAACTTTGGGGATTAAACGATGGAAAAAATAAATCGGGGTCCAGTGGGGACTCTGGAACAAGAACATATTTTACAGCTATTTTCCCGAGATTTTCTTTTTAGATTATATAATTTTTATTCTAATTAAATTATATAATGTTTCAAAAACTAGTTGTAGAATTTTTAGGAACCGTATTTTTCTTATATGTTATATTGGCAGTAGGTCATCCTTTAGCAATCGGTCTTGCTTTAGCTGTGGCGATTATGGTTGGTGGTAAAATTTCGGGCGGACATTTTAACCCAGCAGTTAGTCTTATGATGGTTGGTGCCAATAAACTTAAAATGAACGAAGCGGCGCCGTATATTTTAGCACAAGTTGCGGGTGGCTTCGTTGCTTTAGAATTACATAAAAACTTTTTGTAAATTTATTATTAAATTATGTATAATTTTATATATATAATTTATATATGCCTTTAAAAAAAAATAATAAAAAGAAACGTAGAAAACAAAAAATAACAAAAAGAAAACGACTGAAAAGCAAAGGAAATAAAAAAAAGAAGAGAAAGAACACACGCAAATTAAAATTAAAATTAAAAGGTGGTGGCTTATTTGATGACCTAAAAGATTTTGTTGGTATTAAAAAAGAAGCTGTAGCCAATAACACAGAAAAGGGAAATTGCCCCACAACAGGTGATAAAATTAATAACTTATTTGGGCGATTTAGAAAAGGTGCCAACGATGTTGCTGGTGCCGCAAAGAAAGCTGGGGACCAAGCAATCGGGGAAGTCAAGGGAATCGCAAAAGATGCGAAAGATAAAGCGACAGCTGTAGCAGGAAACGCTACAACAGCTGTGGTTGGTGATAAAAATGAAAGACCAAAGGTTGATGAAAAATGTAAATGCTGTGGAAAGGTGTGGACTAAAGAAGATGATAAATTAGCTAAGGAGAAGGAAAAGCAAGAAAAAGAGAAAAAATTAAAGGAAGAAAAGGAAAAGGAAGATGAAAAAGATCCTAAGATGCAAGAAGTAGAAATCAACGCGGATGATAAGGCTGATGATAAGGCTGATGATAAGGCTGATGATAAGGCTGATGATAAGGATAAGGTTGGTGACAAGGATAAGTCCGATGATAAGGATAAGGTTGGTGATAATGATGAAGACACAATGGAATTAAATATGGGTACATTAGAATTAGATTCTTTTGAGAATGATACCATGGAATTAAATACAATAGATGATGCTGATTTGGGTATTTAATATGTTTAATTTATAAAATAATCATATTAACTTATATTAACATATATTAATGCTTAAATTATTTATTATAGCAATTTTAATAATTAATTCAATATTTTGGGGATTTTACCCAATTAGTAAGATTTCTGTACATCAGCGATTATTAAGTAAAATAGGAATTGAATATAATATTGGTATAGGGTTTCATTTCCTAAGTGGACTATTCTTTTATTTAATAGCTTTTTTAGTTTCTCATAATTTTATTTCTTAATTTTATAATTTTATTTCTTTATTTAATATCTTATATAATAAATACGCCAGTAAAACACCAAATCCAGTATTAAAAATTTTAGCGATAGGTTTATTTTTAAAATTAATCATGGGTAATTTTATTTTATCCAAACGCGATTCTTTAAATAAATTTTCAAATCCTTCTGAACCACAAGAAGGTTTAAAATATGGTCTAAAGGGGTTGGTACCAGCTCTAATGCCTTCGCCATTAATGGTAGCTGATTTTAAGGAACATGGGTTCACCGTTGCGAGGTCTGATACCGCAACCCATCTTTTCTCGTTGGTAATTTTGTGTTTTGATGAGCCACCACTGTTCCAATATGTAGTACCATCAGAGTTTTCTTGGAAATTTATGGTTTGTGTATTGAGATGAACGCATGGTGGATTAGCTGGTTGTGAAAAAGCACCAATCATCTTTGCTGGATTTAATTGTAATATATTTCCGATAACACCTGGTACTAAACCTCTCAATTCAGACAAATTACCCACTCCGGGTATTTCTCCAGTAGGAATATGGTCTATGAATACATGTCTTGGAACTGTTATTGATTCTGAATCTTTTGCCATAAGTTTATAATTTGATGGGTTAACTGGTTTATATTCAGCTGCTTCTTTTACTTCACCTTTTTCAAACTTAACTGGTGTACATTTCCCGGGAGCCATAATAAATATTCTGTCACCCAGCGGACGTCGTTTCCCTTCACCAAATTTTGAATTCTCAGCTTTATTTGCTTTCCCAACACCTGTTACCAAAATACGCCCATAATCAACCAAACCTCTTGCATTTTTACCTAAATGGCTCATTGTTCCTATTGGTGCCATATCCAATTTTTCTGGAGTTACAATACCAGAATGATATGGGTAATTTGGAGCTAAATATTTATCAAATGTACTTTTTTCGTCATCCCCCATTATATATATTATTATTAAATATAATAAAAAAATTTTTATAATATATTTATGATTAATACAATTCAAATAAATAATTTTATGGAAACTCGTAGAAGGAGTATAAGGAGAAATGAAGTAATGGATATTAATCAAATAATATCAGAAATGGATGAAAATAATCATTCGATTAGTAGAAAATCTCCAGAACCACACGATGATATCAATTATAATTTATTATATAATGAAAATAATAAAGACAATGTTGATATTGAAGAAGGCAAAGTTTTTGAGCTATCTTCTTTTCTAAATGACGAAAAAATATGTCGGATATGTTATGAAGGGGAAAAACAAAATAACGAATTAATCCACCCATGTTTATGCAAAGGGACACAAAAATATATACATAGGAACTGTCTTAAAGAGTGGAGACATGTTAACATAAACAATCCCGAAAAAAGAGATTTTTGTGAAATTTGTAAATATCACTATGCTATAAAAGAAAAAAATGACTATTTAAAGTTTATAATTCCAAATGATATTGTTGTAAATACTTTATATTTTATATTTTTTATTCTTATTTCATCATTTGTATGGTTGTTCGATTATTATCTAGATTTCATTTTCCTGAAAATAATGACATTTTTTACACATGAAAAATCAATATTATATATAAAATTTAAAAAAACACAAGACATTAGAAATACCGTATATGACTCATCTATTGATATATATATTTATTCATGCTATATTGCGGATATTACATTGTTTTTCATGTTATTTATCCACCAATACTATTATAGAAAACATTTTAGTTATATAAAAAAAGAAAAATATTATAAAGAGAGAATAAGACGATATAAATTTTTTTTATACCTAATACGTTTTTCAATCTTTTACATCACATATTTATCAATAATTGAGAATGATTATAATATGTTTGCCAGTTTGGTTCCTATTATATTTATTTTAAATGTATTTACATACATATTATATATTTCGAAACATAATAGAATACTACGGGATATTAATAATAACATGATACGAGACGAACACATTTATTCATTTGAAGAAAACCCATTGATACTACATTTAGGAGAGCTTTAATGCTGTAATAATTTTTTTTGTAAAATATATTATGTTTTATATAATATATTATGACATGTTTTTGGGATGGAATAATGAAATCCTTAACCCAAAGTGACTTTAACTTTATTAAAGAAAAGAAAACAAACAATGTCGCCTTTATTAAAATGCTTAAAAAAAGGCGCCAATTAACAACGAATGTTTTATGGCAGGGTAATCCATTGCGAGAGCAAGAAATCAAAGAACATATTAAGGCTATAACTGAATATGATATTAATGAAATATCCAATGGACATTTAACATCTGTTTGTGATTCATTTTTATTGTTAATTTGCGAACTTTTTAAAGTAAATATCATACATAGGTATATGAATATTGAAATAAAATATACAAATAAAGAGCAATCGAGAAAGACAATACATTATTCGTCAAATAACGGGCATTTTGTTTGTTCAAGATAGTCTTTTAATTAACCACGTTTATAATTTAAATTCTCTCCATATTATAATGAAAACGAAAAGAACAAATAAGAAATGTAAAAATAAAACGATGAAAAATAAAACGATGAAAAATAAAACGATGAATTATATATTTGGATACGGCAGCTTAATTTCTAGCGAATCTCGTAGGTATACAGGTAAAGGGTACATTGGCAATGCCATCCCAGTTATTTTGACAAAAAAAGCAGGATTTGTTAGGAAATGGGTATGTAAAAAAAGTAAACATGGAAAAAGAGCTTTTTTGGGGTTAGAAAAATCAAATAACCCGACCAACATACACGGTGTATTATGTCCTATATTCAAATGTATTAAAAATTTTGATAAACGCGAAAAGGGGTATAAAAGAGTGAAATTTAGAATAAATTCCAAAGAAAGTAGAAAATTAATTAAACCATTTCTCAAAAATAAGTTACCAAAAAATTCGTTTAATATTTATATCTATACTGTGAAAAATTCAAAACCACCTAATATAAAATGCCCGATAGCACAGCAATACTTAGATGTGGTATTAAGTGGGTGTTTAGAGTATAGTAAAAAATTTGCGAAACATTTTTTAAAAAATACGAAAAATTGGCGAGATTCGAATGGTGATGTACATTGGATAAATAACAGAAATAAAGAGCATCGAGAAAAATATAATATAAAAAAAATAAATAATAAAAATATTGATAAAATATTGATAGAAACAATTCCACAATATTATAAAAAGATCATAAATTAGTATCCACTATAGTTATTATTGTTTGTCGTGGTATTGTTTGTCGTGGTATTGTTTGTCGTGGTATTGTTTGTCGTGGTATTGTTTGTCGTGGTATTGTTTGTTGTGGTGTTGTTTGCCGTGGTATTGTTTGTCGTGGTATTGTTTGTTGTGGTGTTGT